TATCGGTTATGATTACCAGTACATTATTTTAGACTTAATTAATGAGTTCGGTAAGAATGGTGTACCTATGGGTCACTTCTTAGGGAATGCCAGATCAGCATCACCACTACAAGAAGGCTCTACATACAGCGGTAAGCTGTCTGAATGCCTCAGTGAAGTGTGTGAGGAAATAGACTTCGTCTGGTATACCTGTAAAGGTAAACTCTATGTTCAACCAGCTGATGAGCCTGTCCTAACTGAAACCCTCACCATTGAACCTCAAAACGTAGTTGGATCAATAAAACCTTCAAATGATAAGTCTGGTGCATCTGCTGTTGACCGCAAGGCTGAGAACATGGGTATTACATTTGATACATTCTTGAACGGTGATACTACAGCTAATAGTCGTATAAGGGTTAATTACGGAAGGTTCTACGGTGACTACCTACCCGATGAGATAACTCACAAGCTTAACTGGAAAAGAGGGCCATGGACTACAACGGTTAAGTGTCAGAAACAGAGGAATAATTGATGTCACTATCTGACGTTATTCAATCACACATTAATGCTACTGTAGATAATCTCTACACAACCATGCCCGGTAAGATCACTAAGATATGGAAGAAAGGTTCTTCAACTGTTGTTGATGTGAAACCCCTATTAAATAACAGGGCTAGAGATGGTCAGGTGATAGAGGAAGATGGTCTTAGTGGTCTACCCGTTATCTGGCCTCAAGGTGGTAACTCATACATCACTTTCCCTTTAGAGGTTGGGGATAACGTAGCTATCCATTTTAGTATGCGTAACATGATGGAGTGGAAGAATGGGGATGGAGTCAAGCCTGTAACCCCCGTCAGACGATCTCTACACAGCCTTAATAACGCTTTTGTAGTGCCGGGGCTACTACCCTACAGCCAAGGGGTAGAAATCGACTCAGAGGCCGTTAGAATCGCTTCTGATAAGACGGAGATACGCATCCTGAAGGATGGTACGATAGAGCTAGGGGAGGGGGCCACTGAAGCTATCTTGAAAGGGGATGCTTTTAAAACCTACTTAGACCAGATCATTACTGCATTGATCTCTCACACACACCCTGTATCAGGGAGTACAGCGGCTGCTTCTCCGGGACTGGCTACACTACAAGCTCTACCAGAAGAAGTGTTATCAACTGTCAGCAAGACAAAATAAACGAAGGTCATAAGCATGGCAGATATACAGCTTAATAGTCAAAATGATTTTGACATTCGTGATGGTCAATTGTACCTCACACAAACGAGACAGAATCTCGTACAACAAAGGTTACTGAACAGGCTTAGGTCTTTTACAGGAACTTTATTTACAAATATCAATTACGGCCTTAACTCAAAATTAGTTGGGGCTGTTGCCACTAGGGACTCCCTAGCACAAAACATTAAAACACTGATTACAACCACACCAGATATAGTGAGGTTATTATCTTACGAGGACTTCGTAGAGAACTCCACTAGAACTTACTATGCCACATTTACAGCGGAGACTGTTACTGGTGATATAGTCGGTATTGGTGACATCCCTGTAGGGGCTACAAACACCGGACAACAGATATTAAGAATCTGGAGAGATGGTGTATGGCACTATGACGGTATCTGGCATGACGACAGTGTTTGGGGTGTTGGTGATCCTAATCAATCAGAACCAGAAAACAACGGAATATTAAGCCCAGAAGGTTTGTTAATACCGGATGGAATATTAGACCCATTAATGAGACTACAATAATAATATGGCAAATTTAACATACCCGGATGTGGTTGCAGATGCTACGAATGGTACGACTGGTACACAAATAGCTGATGCCTTTAATGAAATTAAAACCGTGGTTAACGAGAACGCCGGAAGCTCTGGCGGCGATCTGTACCAGCAACTAATGAACGATAAGGATGTTGTGGATTTTTGGTTGCCTAGTGCTAGCCCTCGGTTGCTGCAAAAATCGAAGGTAGAGAGTAGCGAAAGTCCGTCACCATACCCATTGACGACCTTTAGCACAAGCGGGGTTTTGCTCAACTCTGACAGGATAACATTCCCCAATCAGAACCATAAGCGAGCGATAACGGTAGATGGTGCGGGGGCCATGACTAACTTGGTGTTTTTTAACATGAAGGCTCCGGCATCCGGCGCAACATTTAACACCTTCGAAGAAATTAATAACGGAAATAGAGGCGGAAGCGGCGGGCTGACCATGTATTTTACAAATCGGTTTGAAACTGGGTACGCTTCGCAATCTCTAACCCAGATGACAGCTACATGGATAGACTCTGGCGGTGATGTAGGCGTGGGTCTGCATTATGCACAATCGGATATAGTATTCACGCCTACAGAAGCCGTAGTTACATTGTATATAGATGGCATTCAAAGAGCGCAGAAAGCATACACCGGCGCACCATCTTTGACAGAGTCTTTTTCAGCCCAGCGAATAGATAGCAATGTAAAAGCTGACACGGCATTTTGGGGCCGATGGAACCGCCAATTGACGCAGCAAGAAGCATTAGATATTTACAACAAGCTGCGCACCGAAGGCGGTTTGCCGGAGGTTTAATGCCAATTAACACATTCCCCGCATCACTGCGCCCGGCGCTGCTGCCAACTGGAATATTAACACCGGACACACGAGTACTATAATGGCTGAATTAACGTATCCTGATATTGTCGCAAGCCCTACTAATGGCACCACTGGTTCAGAGCTGGCGGCGGCAATGAATGAAATTAAAACCGTGGTTAACGAGAATGCTAGCGGCTCTGGCGGCGATCTGTACCAGCAGCTGATGAACGATAAGGATGTTGCATGGTTTTGGTATCCTAAAATATCGCCGTCACAACTAACAAAGGAAAATCGAGCTTTTTACCATGATTCGTCACCAACGCCTGTGGTTGTGGATACACAAAACGGTGTTACCGTAAACGCTCAGGACATTCGGTTTGACAATTTTGGGTATCAGTCTCAAACACGGGCGGCTGGGCAGAAAGGTGCCATGTCAGATTTCATTGTCGCGAACATCAAGCAGTGGCCCACCACAACTAATACAGATTGTTTCGCAGATACAGGCATGGGCGTCGGTGCGCTCGGTGTATCAATCAGAGTCAGTTCTACCCTTGTCACAGGGGCGTATAATCGATTAAACACACGGGCACCTGTCGTTTCAGTTGTGCAATCGAACGTACCAACTGGTTTAAATTATTTTTCATCTCAGTATGACTATTTTTCGGATGAAGTGGCAGGGGATTCAACTACTCGCCTTTATTTAAACGGAAGCCTGCTAGGGGAAACTACAGGTGGGAAGGATGATTATGGGGGGCTATTTAACGGATCGTCTGACCGGCAAAAAATACAGAACACCGCTGATGCAAACTTTGCGCTAGTGATACGGTTTAATAAGCTATTAACACCACAGGAGCAATTAGATTGGTACAACAAATTTCTAAGTGACAATGGCCTGCCGGAGGTTTAATGCCAATTAACACATTCCCCGCCTCACTGCGCCCGGCACTGCGGCAAGGTAAGCGCCGCGAACTGTCAACCCGGATCATTGAGGGCGAGCCGCCAGCGTTTGAGCAGTACACGCGCGAGCAGAAGGCACAGCAACACTGGCTGATGATGCAAACTGGGCTTTGCTGCTTTGCAAATGGCGTGCCACATCATATAGGTGTAAAATTGGACAACTATGTAATTCATGCAGCTGGAAACGAACGCAAGCCGGGGCAGGTGAAACCCCCGTCTTTATAAGTGGGTATCCCTACAAAAATCATATAGGTAACAGTTTCCCAGAGGTATAAGCATTAATGGCTGAACTAACTATAAATGGATTGAGTATTCGCAGGTTCCCTGAGATACAATCACAACTTAGAAACGCAATCCTGCAAAACGTATCTTCTTCTATCGTATTTGATGAAGATACAATATTTTCTCAATTAGTAGATATTATCTCATTAGAAATATCCAACTTAGAGCAAGCACTACAAGCAACATACGACTCACTAGATAGGGATAAAGCTGAAGGTACATCCTTAGACTCTTTAATGAATCTTATAGGCTTGAGACGTATACCTGCTGCCTTTACTTCAGGATCTGTCACATTCTTTGGAGATGATGGTTCGACTATACCTACAGGTACGGTACTTGAGAATCCATCAACACTGGATAGGTTCCAAGTTGACTCCCAGACTGTATTAAGTCAGAACTCCTGTAGAAGCTGTAGCTACACGGTAGGTACTGTACAAGACTCCACGGTGTATACGGTCACTGTTAACGGTACTGAATACACATACACTTCTGGGGTTGGTGCAACATCAGCAGATATAGTTGAAGGATTAGCTCTAGTTATTGAATCCGATACTGATAAAACTTGGATTGCATCGACTGATATTAACCCTGACAGACTTATCATAGCAACGAGTGACACTGACAATATAGATTGTGAGATTGATTCACTACTAACCCCGGATCAAGTGTCCTTAGATGTTCCAGTTACAGCTCAGGTTGCTGGTAATGTAAGAGCACCAGCAGGGTCTATTACAAACCTAGTAACACCTGTAGGTGGTATAGATAGAGTTTATAACTACATAGCACTAGGTTCTGGCAGATTAAGGGAGACTGATGCAGAGTTCAGAGTAAGGGCAGCGCAATCATTATCTTTATCTGGAGCGTCCACACTTCCGGCGATAAGGGCAGCTGTACTAAACATACCTGAAGTATCAGGTGTTACAATCGTTGAGAATGTAACTAATGTAGTTGATGCTGATGGTAGACCTCCTCACTCCTTTGAGGTGATTGTCACAGCACCAACAACAGATGGTTTAGATGAAACCATTGCCACGACAATATTCAATGATAAACCCGCTGGCATTGAGACTTTCGGTAACACTACAGTAACCATTCAAGATGATATTGGTGCAGATAGGGTTATAAAATTCTCAAGACCACAAGGTGTGTTTATCGCAGTTAGAGTTACTTACTCGAAGTACAGCGAGGAAGTTTTCCCTGACAACGGTGATTCATTAATTAAGCAAGCGGTGGTTGAATATGGCGATACCCTACCTCCGGGTGAAGACGTTATTGCCCCTCGTTTTAATGGTGCCATATATCAAGTTCCGGGAATTGGTAACTTGGTTGTTGAGACACAGGTATTGGCTAACTCAGGTGACACCCCTGATCCTCTTTCTTGGTCTACTAATATTATACCTATTGGTCAAAGTGATTTTGCCGCATTTAATCAAGCAGATGTATACACGGTATTGCAATAATGGCTGAAATAGAGAAGTTAGAGTTGGTGGAGGATGGGTTATCCCTCCTCTTACCACAATTTCAAGAGTCTACAAATATTAAAGGCTTATTAAGGTCGGTATTTGAAGTAGCACAGGGTACTGAGGATGGAATACTAGATGTTTTCCAAGGTAGTGGTTTAGATAACGCCACAGGATACACTCTGGATTTAATAGGAGAGTTGGTTGGGGTAAGTCGTGCTAGGCTAGATGACAGTACCTATAGGTCTGCAATACGAGTCAGGATCTCCATTAACAGATCTACAGGCACTATACCTGATATAATATCTCTAATAGGTCTTGTGACGGATAACAGTGATTTTGACGTAATCGAATACTACCCTGCTGAAGTTCATGTTAGATTAAAATCCCCGCAAGACGTTATAACTCAAAACTTCATTGATGATGTTACCCCGGCAGGTGTTGGCGGGGTTGTTCTGGAAGACCCTGACGGGGAAGTGTTTACACCTGTAGAACTGGATTTGGTGTTTAACGCCCCTCTATTATCTGATAGTGGTGTTTTACCGGAATTATCTGAATTACCTGCTACAAATAAAACAATGTCCGATTTAATTATAACAGGATGAATTAATGGCTAAACCTAACATAAACACAGACTGGAATACTTCAAGTAACACTAATAAGGTTGAACCTAGTCCCGGAGCTAAGTCAACTGGCATACAACAAGGCGGTACATGGGCGCGTCAATGGCTCAACTGGATGTTCTACGGCATTAACCAGTGGATTAACTGGGTGCGAGATGACGCCATGGATCGCACAGAGAACTTGAATGACCTGTCAAGTAAGCCCACGGCTAGGACGAACTTAGATGTGTATTCTAAGTCAGAGTCTGACGGAAGCTATACGAAAAAATCTCAGAACCTGAACGACTTAGCGGATAAGGCTGTAGCTAGGGCGAACTTAGGTGTTCAGACTGAAGCAGAGGCAGATGCTAAATATGTACCCCTTTCCGGAGATGCAACTGTAGGCGGTAATAAAACTTTCTCCGAAGACCTGACAATCAATAACCTCATCGTAGGCCAAGGCCCAAAAACTACAGAGTTTGTAACCCGTAATACAGTTTTAGGTTCCGACGCCCTTACACTTAATACAACAGGCAACAGAAATACTAGTTTAGGTGCATCTACTTTAGTGCTGAACACCTCTGGAGACAATAATACAGCCGTAGGGGCTAACGCACTCTCCGCAAATACCACAGGATTTAATAACACAGCACTGGGACGTGCCTCCTTAGTGTCAGCATCCACCAGTTCCTATAATGTGGCTATAGGAGATGGCGCTGCATCTTTTCTCACTAGTGGCAGCAATAATACGGCGGTAGGGTTCTCTTCCGGCAATCTTAACTCGCCGTTTGAGCTTACATCAGAGTCTAACCGTATAGTTATGGGTAACAACGACGTAACTAACGCCTACATCAAGGTGTCTTGGACTGTGACCTCTGATGCCAGAGACAAGACTAATATCACCTCTGTCAAAAAAGGTTTAGATTTTGTGAAAGGTTTAAA